GCGAGGTTGTTGTCTGCGCGACTGGTAGAACGCTCTGCGATGTCTACTCGTCCCCTACCACCGGGGACGAGCAGGCAGACGTCGACGCCCGACTAATCGCCGCCGCGCCTGACCTACTGGCGGCGTGCGAGGCTGTCGCCGCAACGACGTGGAGCAGAAACACGGCGACGATCATCGGTGAGCAGGTGCGCGCCGCAATCGCCAAGGCGAAGGGGGAGACATGACGACGCTCGACGAGCTACAAGCCAGGTGTGCGCGCACGTCGCTGCGGAAGACGCAGCCGTGGTCAGCACAGACCGACAGGCAGGCTATGGCGGCCCTTTGGCTGTGCTCCGAAGCGGGCGAGGTGGCCGACGCCGTGCGCCGATGGTCGCTCGTCGAAGGCGAGGGTGACA